GATCTCGAGCCGACGAACGCGGCGAACTTTTCCGTCAAACCTATGAGGGCGAGTGATGTCTGTGATGGAAAAGTTCGCCGCGTTCGTCGGCTCGTTGTCGCCGCAGGAAACCGGCGAGGTGATGCCGCTGATGATCGGCTTCATGCAGAGCAACCTCGGCGCCGGCATGACCGGCCCGACGAGCGGCCCTGATACTGCAATGCCGCCCCCACCTCCCGGGGGTGACACTGGCCCGGGCGCCCCGCCCGTCCCCCCTGGCATGTCACCTGGGCCAGAACCCTTGCCGCCGCCGGTGCCCGGCCTGCAGCCCGGCGGGCTGATGGGGCGGCCGCCGATGCCGCCCACGCAGATCGGCAACAAGGCTTACTGACATGGCGGTCACCAACGTCGTCAACTTCACCGGCTACAGCACGACCGCCGGTGGCGGCGCACGCGGGCATGGGCCGGCGGATCTCGATCAGCAGGACGAGAAGGACGGTTTTTGGCCGCTGGAAAAATGCGTCAAGGCCTACACGACCTATCTCGACAGCAAGCGGCTGGAGATCGAGGAGCAGCAGTTGGCGCGGCGCTATCGCCATGGCGCGCAGTGGACGAACGAGCAGGTCAAAACATTCAACGATCGGCGCCAACCGATCGTGACGTACAACAAGATCGGCCAGAAAATCGATGGCATCGTCGGCACGGTCGAGCGGCTCAAGCAAGACCCCAAGGCATTCCCGCGCACGCCCGAGCACCAGGCCGGCGCCGATCTGGCGACCGCGGTGCTCAGATACTTGATGGACAATAACAATTGGAACGCGGTTACGCCGGTGGTGACCGAGAGCGCCGCAGTGGACGGTCTTGCTGGCATCGAACTCGACCTCAAGGCGGTGCCGCCGACGCCGCAGCAAGCCCGCGGCTCGCCACCGCAGGAGCAACCTGACTATGATGTGATGTTCAAACCCGTCGACAACGACGGGTTTTTTTATGACCCGCGCTCGTTCAAGCACGATTTCGAGGACGCGCGCTATCTCGGCATGGGTAAGTTCGTCGACGAGGAGCAACTCGTTGAAATGCTGCCCGGCATGGAGGAGGACATCAAAGCGGCGTGCGATGCCAACACCGAGTTGATGAGCAACAGCGACCGCGACAACAGGTGGTTTGCGACCAATGGCGATTTCAAGCAAATTCGATTGGTTGATATTTGGTACAAGTCACAGGGTGGCTGGAAGTGGGCGCTGTTCACGGGCTCTAAGATCCTTATGCAAGGCGAGTCGCCGTTTATTGACGAGCACGACAAGCCGATCGCCAAGTACATCATGTTCAGCGCGGCCGTGGATCATGACGGTGATCGCTATGGTTTCCCGCGCAATCTTATGTCGCCGCAGGACGAGGTCAACCAGCGCCGATCGAAGGCGCTGCACGAATTGAACAACCGCCGCATCATCGCCACCAAGTCGGCAATTGCCGACACCAACATCGAGGCGATGCGGCGGGAGGCAGCGCGCAGCGACGGCATCGTGCTGGTCAACACGTCGCTGGACGACATCCGGTTCGATGATCAGGCCAAGCAGGCCGCGGTGATGGGGCAACTGCAGTTCATGCAGGATGCCAAGGCCGAAATCGAAACCTTCGGCCCGAATTCGGCGATGATCGGCGGCGATGCGGCGAGCGGCGGATCGAGCGGCCGCGCCATTGCGCTGCTGCAGCAGGCCGGCCTGGCCGGGCTCGGCCCGTACATGTTCAACCTGCGCGGCTGGAAGGTGCGGGTGTATCGCGCGCTGTTCAATGCGGCGCAGAAATACTGGACCAATCAGCGGTGGATCAGGATCACCGACGCCGAGGGCCAGCCGCAATTCGTGCAGATCAACGAGGCGCTCAACGGCCCGGATGGCCAGCCATCGGGCATGATGCGAAATGCGATCGGTGAGTTGGATGTAGATATCATCCTCGACGAGGGGCCGGATACGATTACGCTGATGCAGGACACCTACGAGGCGATCTCGCAGGCGCTTCCGGCGGTGGCGCCGATGCTCACCCCCGGCCAGGCCACCGCGGTGATGCGAGTGCTGATCGAAACCAGCCCATTGCCCGCCGACGTGAAGAAGACCTTCCGCGATGCCGGCGAGCAGGAGGGGCAACAGCCCGATCCGAAGCAGCAGGAAGCGCAGGCCAAACTGCTCCTGCAGAAGCAGGAAACCGAGGCGCGCATGGTGCTGGAAGCAGAGAAGGCGAAAGCCGACAACGCGCACAAGCAGCAGGCGGCGATGATCGATCTGGAAATCGAGCGCAACCGATCGGCCAACGACATCCAGATCGAGCGCGAAAAGGCACACGCCCAGATGGAGGTGGAGCGGTTCAAGGCCGAGCAGCAGGCGCAGCTTGCCCTCGCGCAGGCACAAATCAAGGCGCAGCAGGATCAGCAACAGGCCGATCTATTCGAGAACGATGTCGGCCTGCGTACTATCAACGGCATGATTTTGGAACGCGACGGCGTTCGCCGGCAGCAGGAGCAGGCCAAGGAGCAACCCAAAGCCAGCAAGCTGGACGAGGCTTTGGCGCAACTGGTCGGCGCCATCGGGCAGTCGCACCAAGGCTTGATGCAGGCGATGAGCAAGCCGCGCAAAGCGGTCATTCACCGCGATCCGCGCACCGGCAAGGTGATCGGCGCGGTGGCTGTGTCGGAGGATTAGGATGGCGCAGCAAACCATCAACATCGGCGCTGCGCCCGACGACCATACCGGCGATCCGGCGCGCACGGCGTTTGACAAGTGCAACGTCAATTTCACCGAGTTATACGGCAGCGTGGGAGGTTCGTTCTTGCCGCTGGGCGGCGGCACGTTGACCGGGCCGCTGATGTTGCCGGTCGGCTCGGCCAACGTGCCCTCGCTTACTTTTAGCGGCACGACGACAGGGCTGTACGGCGTCGGAACAACGCAAGTCGGCATCGCGATCAGCACGGTGCAGCGTGTACTCGTAACGGCAACATCACTCACATTCACGGTACCGGGCAGGGGCGGGGCCGGTACCGCTGCTGCGCCAACTTACTCTTTCACATCTGACAGCAATTGCGGGCTGTACCGCAGCGCCTCCGGCGTTGTCAGTATGTCCACGGCTAGCACCGAAAGCATGCGCTGGACCGGCGCGGATAACTCGACCTACGCACTGGGGCCATTCATCGAGCGGCCACCGGCCAGCATCACGCCGGCGAATAACGGCGATATGGTGTTCCAGCTTACCAGCAACACGACGTTAACGGTCAAGGTCAAGGGCAGCGACGGTGTGGTGCGCTCCGCGGCTCTGACGCTGGCCTGATGTGGACGGCCGACACTACCGTCATTACCGCAGATAACACCGGAGCGACCGCAGACGGCTTTGTGCCTGGGGGGGAGGTTATACCCCCCAGCCCTGGGATTGTGACTGGCGGCTACACCGGCGGCGCCAGCCGCGGCCGGATGATCCGCCGCCGCCGCCGGGATGAGGTGGACCTGGAGCCGCCGCCGCTCGTTGCGCCGCCGCCTGACTTGAAACCGCCGCCGTTATCACCGCCGCGGCCACCGTTACTGCCGCCGCAGCCGAGCCTGATGGCCGGCGTGCCAATGATCACAGCGCAACTGCCTCCGACCCTCCCTCTGGATGAGGACGAGGAGGAAATCGCGCTCCTATTGGAATTGCTTTCGTAACCGGCGACGACACCGCCGGGCGCACGGGCCGCGCACGCATGGCCTGTTTCCGCATCGTCCAGGCGACATTGGGCGTCACGTAGCGCGGCCACGACACGGCCGAAGGAGAACCTATGAGCACAGAACCAGCAGGCGGCACGATCAGTGGTAACAGCACCGACACCAACACCATCACTGATCGGCAGCTATTTGACCACGCCATAAGCTCCCCCGATCCGACGCCGGCATCTTCGCCGCCGCCGTCATCGGAGCCGTCGTCAACGCCGTCGCAAGGCGCGCAAGCGTCCGAGCAGCCGGCATCGACGCGGCCCGATCTGCAGCAGGGCGCACAGACGCCCGGCCAACCGCGCGATCAGCAAGGAAAGTT